TCTTCCATAAAAGAAACTAGCTTTTCAACGTTTTCAGGCAATTGCTTACCTAAAACCTTTTCATCTCTTATAGCTTCTTTTAATTCTTTTTCTACTTCACCAACCTCTTCAATAATTTCTATTGGAGATTCTACTGTTTCTTCGGTGGTCCGTACTTCTTCAACCACTTCTTTGCTGTCGCCACTGTCTTTGGGCTCTTCGACAATAACATTGCTATCATCTGTCTCTTGTGTTTGAACGGCATCTTCTTTTGGTATTTCAACTTTAATAACATCAGGTATAACTTCTCCTTGAGCCTCCGGCTTTGTTAAGTCTACTTTAGTTACTTCGTTTGATTTGCTTAATTTTTTAGGTGTTTTTTTCTTTTTAGATTTAAGCTTAAACTCACCTTCTTGTTTTACTTCTGTTGACATAATATAATATAATTTAAAAAATTGATTTGCCTACATAAAGGCACCAAGACCTTGGTCTGGTTGATTTTCAAAGTCTATTGGTAATCCATCGTTTTTTCTTTGGCTTATCATTTCACTTTGTTGGGTCGCTTGTATTTTTGTTCTTTTATCTTTGCGATCTTCTATAAACTGTTCTTTGTTTCTTTCTACTTGAATATCCATTTGCTTAAGCTGCATGTCGTATTGGAACTGTCTCTCCATTTCAGCTTGCTTTATTTGAGCTGCAACTTGCATTTTTTGCATTTCCATCTCTTGCTTAGCTTTTTCAATATCAACTTTAGTTGATGCTACAGCCTCCTGTTTTTGAACTTCAGCCATAGCAGTTCTCTCAGCTGTTTGTGCTTGAGCATCTGCTTGAGCTGCGATATTAGCTTGTTGAGCAGCTTGATCACGTTCCATTTTAACCTTACGCTTAATCTTTAGCATTTGATTAGCTAACTTAAGGTTTTTAATTTGACGTATATCAATAGCATCTTCTAAGTCAATACCTCCAGACTGTAATGCAACTTGTATATTCTGCTCTAACTGAGCTCTTTCTTCTTCATCAGGCTCTAATTCTAAGAATATGCCAAAGTCATGAAGATTTAAATCTACAACCTCATCTAATGATTTTATGTTGTACGTAGATATAGAGTTTTGTAACGATGCTCTAGTTAATGGAAAACGTAAAGCGTCAGCCACTTTTAGTGAAACATTTTCTGCCACTTTAAGAGTCAAATATAAACTGGACTGAACAATATGTCTAGTCGCTACATTCGACGCGTTAGCGGCTAGTTTCTGTAAACCTACTAAAGTGTTTTTATCAGGCGTACTACCATCTCTAGCTTCATTAAGCCCTGTCACGTCACGTATCATTTGTAAATAGTATTGATACGTTTGAATAAGGCTTTGTATTTTACCACCACCGCTAGAACTGTTAAGCTCTTGAATAGGTACTTTACCGTGGTTAAGGTCTCCGTCTTGCGTTAGTGATCTACCAACAATACTACCAGTTTGGAAATACATATTCAATGCTTCAGCCGGGTTGTAGTTTGTTCCATTACCTAAATCAACCTCTGCTAAACCGTCCATATCAAGATAAACACCATCTGGCACCATTCTTGACAATACTTGTTGCAGCTTTAAATGCGTTATTTGAATCATATCAGCAAACCCCATACACTTACTAACAACAGACTCTATTCTACCTTTGTATATTCTAGGTGCACATATAGCATAATTCATAGCAACCTTGGTCGTGTCAGCGTATGGTCTTGACATATTTTCAGCTAACTCCCACTTAAGCATTGTATCTGTTCCTAAAACTACAGCACCATTGTAAAGAACTTCTATAGTTCTAGATACTCTTTCGAAGTTATCATTTTCTGGTGGGTTAAATGTATCTGGCTTTTCAATAGCCTTCATTAGCCCTTGATCAGTTTGCTTTATTTTAAACACTTGGTTATGGTATGTCTTATAATCAAAGTACATAACTTGAACAGTGTTTTCATCGTAATCACCCCAACCAGTTATGTATGATCTGTTTCCAGGCATATTTTGAATACGCTCTAATTCTTTTTCAGATATATAAGGAAATTCTTTTTTAAGCTCTGGTATTGTTATAGCTTTTACTTCACCTACATAGTATATATCTTCAAAGTTTGGATCTTCAGAATATGAATAAACCATATAAGCTGGATCAACGTAATCAACCTTAATACCTTCAGCAGTGTTAAAACTAGTTTTAGCCGCAGCAATACCCAATACAGTTAAATCCATATTAAGTCTACGTCTAACTAAATCATACTTGTTTTGAGCAAAAACAGTGGATATACTTTCTTCTTCAGCTATTTCTATTGACTGCTTATAGCTTAATTGCATTTTAAGCTCTAACTCTTCTTTTGATTCTGGAACAGTTGTTGGATCTGGTGATTGATATAAATCAATACCTAATGTTTCTTTTACGCTTTCAATATAATCTTTAGCAATCATATCCTCGTAAAGCTTAGAAGCATACTCTGTTCTTTTCTTTACAGACTGAGGATCTTGAGCATACGCTTTAATGTCGTAAGACTTTTGAGATATACCGTTAACAACGATATCTACAAACTTAGATAAAATTGGTACTGGCTTCCAGTCTAAATTAAGATAGGATAAATCACCATTGATAGACAACTCATCTTTGTACTTCTGTATAGACTGCTCGCCTCTAGCATACAGTCTTAGATTATGAAAGTTATTCCAATTAGTTAAATATCTATTTCCATTAGTTCTGCCTTGTCTAAACCACTCGAACTCTATGGCCTGAGCAACTTGCTTGCCGTATTCTAAAGTGCCTTTTTCTTCGTTGCTTACAACTTGACTAGGAAAAGAACTGTTATTGTTAGTATAAACGTTCATTTAACTTATTATTTTTGATGTATATCCCCTGTTATCATATCTTTTAATACCTATATCTACGGGTTCTGTTTTTCTTATATTTACCGGTGTGTATCTATGCTTGTTGCAGGCCATTAATGCTAGGCCTGAGCTAATAGATGCATCGTGAGATGTTCTATTGTTAATATTAAACTTAGCCCAATCCTCAAGTGTTCTTTGAAAATACATATCGCCGTAGCCAGTTTCTTTTAATCCAACAAAGTTTTCTATGTAAGATTCTATAGCTGCAGCGTGTGCTTGTTTAATGTCTTCACTAGAGTTTGGTATTCCACCTATCTCTTTTTCTGTTACAGATAGTTTATTTCTAGTTCTATCTGGTCTGTTCATTGCAAAACCTCTATAACCTCTTTTCTTAAAGTAATATAAAAGCCTTGGCTTATTATTTTCAGCAAGTATCGGCATACCATAAAAAGCACAAGCCATTAAAACATCTTCAAAAAATATTTCAGCAGTTTGTGGTCTTGCTATATATTCTAAGAAAAAATGATTTGGCGGCGCGTCTTCCATTGAAAACTTAGTTAAACCGTGCAAAGATCCGTTAGAACCTCTTTTATCTACCGTACCTGAAATATCATAAGGGTCACATCCAAATGCGCCTAAATGTTCATTTCCAGGGTAGAACCTACCATTTTTACTATATTTTTTATTTTGCAAATGCAGAGGTGGTATCCACGATATTAAAAACCTACCGTTTTTATTTGGTGAAAATACAACTCTAGTATCTTGCTGGCCGTTTTCCCATTGAAAACTACCTTTTGTAACATTTGTAGAGTTACGCATATCTTCATTAAAATCTATTTGCTCGTATATCTTAGTTAGATTAAATAAAGATTGTTTTGTTTCATCTCTAAAAGCATGCTTTTCTGTACGAGGAAACTGTCTGTAAAATTCATTAAGACCGTCTTGATCTTGCTTTAAACCTTCTACTTCGTTCTCCCAGTATTCTATTACACCTATTTTTATCTTTTCACCTTGAGGTCCTTCAACCGGTTTATCTGGTGTGTCGAATACAGGTAACCCATAAGCGTCAATGTATCCCTCGTAGTTCCATTCCATAGGTATGAACAAAGAATATAATCCGCTGCGAGTCTGTCCATTGGCGTTTCTTTGAGTAACATCTGAGTCATCATAAAGTTTTTTAAAGTTTTTACCTCCTTTATCGTGCGCGTTTGATGTACTTCCCATCATGCATCTACCAATAATTCTACTACCTAATCTTAAACAGGTTTTTGTAACCCGCCAGTTATTTAATATATTATTAGGTCTCTCCCACTTACCACTTTCATCGTGGACTAGTAGCTTTAGTTTCTCTCCGTCGTAGGAGTTGTCCCCCGTGTTCTTCCAGTCGATCGTTGTGTCGAGACCGTCAAGCTCTTGAAGCTTTTCGTTGGTTTCAAGCTTACGCCTAGTGTACTTGGTGGCTGGGACTCTATAGGCAAGTTCTGTCTTTGGCCTGTCCATACCGTCCTGTATTGGCTTGAAAAAGAACGGGTAGTTGACTGATATCGGTACAACCTTGTCTGTGAACATTTTCTTAGCATCGGGGCCAGACTTAGACAAGATACCGTACCGTGCATCTGACGTAATTGTCGCCACGTTAACGGTTTCTGCTGAAGACATAAAAGAAAATCCGGAACGTCTGTTTTTAAGATAACACATTCCGTAAGATCGTGAATCGGCTTTACAAGCCTCCCAGAATATAAAGAATAATCTGTTTGATTCCCTAAAGTCTGGCTGCCCAACGTCAATTTTACTCCACTGCAAGTACATATAATGAGAGCCAGTAACGTAAGTAGCCACACTCTTATTATAGAACCAAAACCCTTGTTCTCTTTTATTAAATTCACTATCGATGTAATCATACCATTTTTCCTTAAAGTCTACTGGGTATTCCTCCCAATCGAACACAGACTTTATTTTTTTAAGTTCTTTAGGATATTCTGTATATTGCCACTTATTACCTTCAAATTTTTTTACGTTCTTAGCTTTAGGTAAAGCTATTCTAAGATTTTGTATTTCGTATATTTCACCTATCTCACCAGTTTTACTAATGACAATAAGATCATAATCTTCATTGTAACCATATTCCCACTTTTTAGCCTTATTCATTTTGGCTATAGCATGTGGTTTTATATAGTCATCTAGTACCTTGTATAACGTTTGCTCGTACATTATTTAGACCTCCCTTCTGCAAACCCTCTAAAAGTTTTTTCTTTCTTAACTTCTTTGGGTTTATCTTCTAACAAATCTTGCTCGTTTTCTATTCTAGTTAATATTTCAAAAGCATCGAATATAGCGAGTTTTTTTGTAGCTGCAGCGTTTTTAAGTCTGTCTGCAGAGATATCATCATCTGAATCTACAATCGGTTCTTTAGCTACTTTAATTAGCTCTTCAACCGCCTTGCGCCCAGCTTGGATTATATTCTTCTTCGTTTCCTTGGTATTCATACTTAATTACAATATCATTAGATTTCATACAATAAAGTCTTTTGTTTTCAACTAAAAACTCCCATTCACCATTAGGCGTGTAACCTACAAGGTCACCTGGATTGATTCCTAGCGCTTCTAAGGACTTATTACCATATTTTAATATACCAACAAGGCTACGCTCTTTATCAAGCGTTATATGGTCATTACTTTTTATAGGTGTTATAAAGCATCTGTCACCTACAGTATTCCAGCCTTTGTCGTTTTTATATAAATATATTTGCTCTATAGAGCATAAGTGTAAATCATCATTTAAAAAAGATCTACTTTTCTTTTTCCTACCTTTCATATCGTAGAAAGTTCTAAATACATTTTGATGTATAATAACTTTATCGCCTACGTTTATGCCTGATTTAAAAGCTAGAGGTAGTTGAACAACTTCAGCTAATCTATTAACAAACTTCCAGTTTTCAATTTTAGTGTTAACTACTAAATCTTTACCTTCTACTTTAATTGTGTTACTGTACTTTTCTCCGACAGGTTTCACAATAAAATCATATAAACTATTCATTAGTACTCTAAATCATACTCAACAGATATAGCCATATTAGAATTAAACTTTTTCCACGGCAATACCTCGTTGTTTTTCTTTATATGGATATTATAAGAACCGTCAGAGCTTTCAAACAATATGTATGCTATCTCGTGACCGCCATATACTTGTTGGCCGACGGAGTAATGCATAGCTTCGTTCTTGTAATCAGATCCAATACTTATTTTTCTTATAACTGAATTCATCTTTATACTACTTCAAGTTTTTCTTCTTCATCTATTATAGTATACTCACCAGTCTTTAAGTCAATAGATATTTTACCGTATTCTTTTTCTAGCTCTTGCTTTTGTTTTTCCAAGTCTTCATTAATACCTGCAACCTTATGTAACAAAGCATGCTTCTGTGTTTCTAAAGCACCTATGTTATTTAAAACTGAAGATAATTCTTCTTGGTTTTTTACAATTGATTGTAATTGTTTTTCTGTAATTTTTGCCATTTGATTTAATTTAATTAATTTATAGTAATATAGTTACACTATTTACTCCGAAATTACTTCTTCCTCTTCTACTGGTGGCGCTGGAGGTGGTACCTCTGCGTTTCTTGGCCAACCAAAGAATGAGTGTGCAGCATTATCTCCTGGGTAAACTTCATTAGCACCAAAATCAATAGTATCAGTACTCATAATGTCATAAGCCCAACCATCGTAATATACAGGTGGAGTTATTTCATGCCCGTCAGGCCCGTAAGTTCCAGGTGTCTTTACAACTTTACCGATGTTAACAACAGCTCTAGTTCCGTTGATATACACCATTTGCGTTACACCTTCTTCAGTAACTTCTTCCCAAACACCTTTTGTTATTAAGGCTTGTTTACCTTCTGCTTCTGTTAAAAAATTTGTTTTATAAATATACATTTTTATAATTATTGAGTTGTTAATTTTTGTAATTCTGTATCACTTAATGCTCGTTTAAATACTTTTAAGTTTTTTGTTTTACCGTAGAAAGCTTTTTGATCATGGAACATTTCAAATTCTAAAGCGTTTAAAGTATTTGCGTTTGACGTTACGCCACTACTTACTGTATCTGTTTCAGTTCCATTAACCCACAACGCAAAGTCATTAGTTTTCCACTTAAAAGCAATTTTGTTAAATTCAGTTGCATCAGTAAGCGTTTCATTCATTATAAAAGAATTAGTACCTTGTGCTTTATAAAATATACTTATACCATTATCAGAAGTGTTAAAATACATTTGTATTCTGTCGTTAGCATCTTTATTTAAAGCAATAGTTCTATTTGTACTATCATTAGCAACCGCGGCTATATCTGCATATAATACACCTTCTTCTGAATTAAAGTCTTGTACTGACCCAGAGTTATTACATACTTCTGCGTTTCGAGTTGCAGCAGAGCCATTAGTTGGGATATACGACGTTGCGTAAGATAATTCTTCGAGTTGTATTCCCCAAAAATATATGCCATCACTATTATTACCACTATAAAAAACATCGCCATCATCATCAGCAACTATAATATATATACTACTTTGAGATGTACTTGCGGTATATGAAGCTGATAATCTATACCAACCATTTCCGTAATTTTCAATACTACCTGTGCCAGATGTTACTGTTTCGTTTAATAAATCAAAATCAGTTGTTCCCCAATTGCTTTTTGTTATTTGTAATCTACTTTTTTCAGCAGCTTTAGCAAATAAAGAAACTGTAGCGGTTGTGTAAGCAGAAACAGTTATTGATATTTGATGCTTTAAATTTTCTGTATTTGGTATTATTTTATACGCAGAAATAGTTCCATCTGGAGATAATACTTTATCACCCAATGAGCATCTTGTTTTAGTCCAATTTGATTGACTAAAATCTTCAGAATACGTTATTAAGTTAGTGCTCTGTGGCTCTAAAAGTAAATGACCAGTTGCATCGTCTGTAAAATCTATTCTTGGTACGTCTGTTTGTATTTCTTTTACTGAAACGTTGTCTATTGAGCCTCTAAAAGCATTTTGATTAAATTGCAAATTTCTTTTTGTTCCGTTGCTTGTTAAAAATGCTGTTTTTACTCCTATTGTTGCACTATCTAAAGATGTAGAGCCAAAAGCACTGCTTCCTCCTGCTAATCCAAAATTACTTCCATTTGTTGTTAAAACTTCGTATTGCAGCTTATAGGTTTTAACTGATAAATCAACAACATTACTTTGTATTAAAAAACTATTTGTTGACCCTTGTATTTCAGCAGCTCCGTTTACAATCTTCCAATCACCTGAAATGTCCCAATCACTATCAGTAGCAAAATCTCCATTAACAACTAGTTCTGTATCTGTAACACCTGACACTTTTATAAGTCCATCTTTATCTACAAACGTTGCTAATGATCCTCTAGTAAAATCAAATTCTTTATTAAAAAATCTAGTACCGTCTTTTTTATATGCTAGTAAATTGTCTTCTTTTATAGCCCAATTACCGTCTGTTCCTAATTGTATACTTGGATTTGCTGCCATTATATTACTGTGTAGT